TGGGTGAGTGGCTGAAACCACCAGTTTGCTAAACTGACGTACGGGTAACCGTACCGGGGGTTCGAATCCCCCAGCTTCCGCAAGATTCTCTAAATAAAAAGAGCTAAGTTTTATAGACTTGGCTCTTTTTAAATCTATCAAAAGCCGGTGGGTTCGTCTAACGGTTAGGACACATGCCTCTCACGCATGTAATACGAGTTCGATTCTCGTACCCACTACTCACTGATTATCAGCCTCTTACTTAGTTATAGGAGGCTTTTTTATTGCATTTCTTTTCTTTCAAAGTATCGTTTTTGCATGGTTTTTAAGGGTATTTTCAAGTAGTTCAATGCAAATTTAATGCAAATTATTTGCTGCTTTACAAGCTACCTCTTCCCTTATTCATCGGCATATATACACTAAAACGATAAGAATATGGCAACAGTTTATTTCCATTTAGACACACGCAGAAAAAAGAATGACGGTTCTTTTCCCATTAAATTGTACCTTAGACACAAAGGACAAATAGTATTAGGAACTGATTTCAGCGCCACTCCCAAAACTTGGACAGGAACGGAGTATAACAAAAGCGCAAAGAATTACAAAGCTAAAAACGTAGCAATCCGCAACCTTATTAACAGAGTTGAAATGATAGTAGTCATACTAGACAACAATCAAAAGTTAAAAGGAATGAGCGATAAATCGCTAAAGGAATACATTGTTAGGTCTATAAAAAACGAATCAACTAGCAAAACATTCATAGAATACATAGACGATTTCATTTCAACAAAAACAAAACAAAATACAATAGATACCTATATAACAACTAAAAATAAGATCATCGCCTACGATCCGCAATGTACGTTTGAGACAATGACAAAAAAATGGCTAGAATCATTCGAAAAATGGATGTTAGATAATGGATTGAAAATAAACTCCTGCTCCATCAACCTAAGAAACATAAGAACTATTTTTAATTATGCAATTGACAATGACGAAACCGAACTGTACCCGTTCAGAAAATTCAAGATAGAAAAGGAGGAAACTAGAAAACGTTCATTAAAAGCGGAGCAACTTATTACATTAAGAGACTTCAAAGGAGAAGGATATCAAAAGCCATATCAAGACATGTTCATGCTAATGTTTTACCTAATTGGGATAAACGGAATAGATTTATTTCATTTAAAGGGTATCACAGATGGACGTATTGAATACAAAAGGGAAAAGACTGGAAAACTTTATTCTATAAAAGTCGAGCCGGAAGCAATAGAGATAATAAACAGGTATAAAGGAAACAAATTCCTATTAAACACACTCGAAACCAACGACTATAATTATAGAAAATATATGGTAGCAATGAATAGAGGCTTGCAGAAACTCGGAAACTTCGAACGGAAAGGATTAGGCGGGAAAAAGATTAAAGATACTTTATTCCCCGGTATTACTTCATATTGGGCGCGTCATACATGGGCTACAATAGCACATAAAATAGGAATATCGAAAGATGTTATATCTTTAGCTTTGGGACATGAGTTCGGATGCAAAACGACCGGAATTTATATAGACTATGATTTAGAACAAATAGACAAGGCGAATAGGAAAATTATAGATCATATTAATTCATCAAAATATACATCCAAATTTTAACCTAGCATAAGCCCCGTATAATCAGAATACGGGGCTTCTCTTTATACTTCTAGAATGACATAAATTCATCAATATTTAAGTATTTACGTTCGATGGCATGTTCTTTTCCAATATTATCATTACACATTACCAAGCATTTATACTCTCCATCTAAAACTTCAACCTCATCAACATTATTACACAAACTATTGCAAAGTTTATAATACTCATCTTGACTAAGTACTTTTCCAAAAATATAGACATCTGCTAATAAGCCTAAAACCATGCCATCATCACATAATTTCATATTACGTTCAATAAAATCGCATCGACCAATGAAAACAGGAAATAAAAAATCAGATTTCATAATCTTCGATTTATCGTACACAACAGTTTTAATTTCCATTTCTTCAGTTAACTCACACCCAACATTCAGCATATATTTACCAACAGATTCTATTTTACACAATTCACATTCATAAATATCGTCATCTAAATCTATAAAAGTTACCATAACTCTGTTATCAGAAGTCAGCGTTATTTGCATAGGAAAACTTTTGCGAGTATGAAATGACAAGATTGATTTGGGAGATGAATAAGAAAGATGATTAAATACCAAAGGAACAACAAGATGAAAATCAAATTCCGATTTCAAAACCTTCACGCCAACTTTTAAAAGAACCCTCCCTATTTTATACAAAAATAAGAATAAGACAGAAGTATCATTAGCATTTTTCGTATTAAACAATAAGGCATCATGTGATGGTATTGTTTTATCATAATGAGCTCCACCATTTTTGTCTGCGACCTTTTTTATGATATCCCATATTTTTATTCTTTTACCCTCTAGTACGACAAGGTCTAACTCCATCCAATCTTTTAAAGATATTTTTATAGTATTTTCTTCTGTGGGAAATACTGTAGTATCAAATAAATGACTAAAGTATTGATTATCTTTATTTGTATATTCCTGCTTTCTAATATAAACACTAAGATCTATTTTCAATTCTTCTGCAATATTGAAGATATTTGTCGAATTATAAACTCGTTTTCCTTTTGTAGTATCTATAATATTTCCATTCTTGTCATGAGGCAAAACAAAAAGAGCCCTCAATTGCCCAGATAAAGGAATATAATAATATTTTCTATTTTGGTCTATAAAATCAAGAGAATCTTTTATCAACTGTAATCCTTTAAAAAGATCAACATAACGCCAACTAAAAGTTTTATAAGAATCGTTTTCCATTTTTCTTTCAAAAATAGTGAAAATATATTTTTTTTCAAATAATGTATACCAAAAATCTATCTTAGAAATTAAAATATATTCGACTAATAAATTCTTAACTTATATATATACCATATAAAAAGAATCAGAATAAGAACACAGAAAGTTGTAAAACACACTTCACCCAATTTTATTTTAAAATTTTGCCATCGGTTTAACTTCTTTTCAACCGGATAAGGTACACGAATAGAATCGTGTTTAAGAATCGTATCGGTGCGATTCGTTGTTAGGTAGCGATACAGATACTTATATCTATACTGATAGATTGTGTCGCCTTTTACGAGCATATAAACACTGTCACGCTGATAGATACTATCAAATCGGATACTGTCACGCGTCTTATATTCGGTGCGCACGGACTCAACCGGGATGTATTGAGTTCGGCAGGACACGAAACATATTGCTAATATCAGCAATATGATAATATAAATCAGTCGTTTCATGGTCGAACTACTATATTACGCAAGAAATTAGGAAACTCGGAGCGTACATCAAAACAGGGGCACGCCTTAATATATTCTTTCGGCTCTACCTCGCCGCTTCCGTCCAGATCGGGCGAAGTATCACGATGTCCGAGAACCTCGATAATATCATACTCCTTGCAAAGTTCTGCAACTAGTTGCCGCAATGTTGCCTTTTGCGATGGTGTCCGTGTATCTGCGGGCTTTCCATTTGCATCCAAGCCGCCGATGTAGCAAACACCGACACTATGTTTATTGTAAGATGATTCGCTAAAACCTTTCGTATTACAGTGCGCCCCGTCAACCGTTAAAGATCGCCCTTTTTCTATCGTGCCATCAATCCGAATAACATAGTTATATCCGATTTGGTTAAATCCGCGCGCTCGGTGCATACGATCAATATCTTTTGCAGTTAAATCCTGCCCGGCACGTGTGGCTGAACAATGGATGATAATCGAGTCTATTTTATTCATTGCTTTCCTTTTTGTTTTGATTGTTAATTGTAATTGGTCTACGTGGCGGAGTTCTCCGGCTGCACTCGCTGTCTGGTCTATCACATCGGTTGTGTTCCGCATCCTTCAAAGCTAATTCAAGTTCGTAGTATTTGCGCATCCAATTCTGACAGTCTGCTTGCGATGTTCTCCACTCGCGATAAATCGTATCTACTTTCTCATCCCGTTGTTTTAATCGCTCGTCGTATCGCTCGATCTGCTTGTTCAGATTATCAATGATAGAAAGCAAGTTTTGCAACTCCATCGAGTCTGCCGTAGCCTTTTCCTTTCGAGCGTTCGTTTTTCGATTTGCTAGAAAAGTAACAGTAAAGCGGATCGCCTCTAATCCTCCTAATGCACCTATGATTTTTATCCATTCATCCATGTCTTTTATTTGTAGCCTTGTTCGTCTGTTTTAGGTAGCTCTATTCGGCAGTCAACGACTCATTTACCTCCTGCAAGATACTTTCAAACATGGTAATATGCGGTGCTATTTCAACATCCTCAGGGAAGTTCATCGACTTATTGCCGCTTTCGAATGACATACAACCTGAATAGGATTGATTCTCGGCATTACCCTTATAGATGTTACATGACATGCGGAGTAGGTTCTTTCCATTATACACGTAAGAAACGTGATACTCATACTCACCGCCTTTTGCAGTAGATTCGACCTGTGTAGTTCTCAAATTCTCTGTTAAATACTTTGTTTTCATAAATTCTGTTTTCAAAGTGATTAATAATATATAGTTCTATAATATATTTTTTGTGCTAAATCATTCTTTCGCAAGCGCTTCATTAACCGCTATCTGCACGACTGCGACAAAGTTAGTTCTCACGTATTCCTTGATGCGTTCCGCTTCGTCTGTTGACAATTCGACCTCACCATTTTTATAGATTCTCTGCGCTAACTCCAATTCCCCCAGATCGGCGGTTTTCTGGTAGATAGTATTACCTAACTCCTTACTTATATCGAAAGTACTCTTATTCCCTTCGATGTCTGTTACTTCGATTTTTCTAAAGTCTATTTTCATAATGTTTTGTTATTAACCCATACCAAATAAATTATTTACTCCGCTTTGCATAGCTCCTGTTACAAAGATCTTAAAAGACCAAGGAGAAATTTCAGTTTTAGCTTGACTAGCATAATTGAGACTTATTCTTTTTGTGTAACTTGAGTTATTGATTAATACTATCATTTTTTGTGTACTAGCATCGCAGACACAAGCGATATAATTAGTATTTCCGGATAATATGATACAGTCTACAGGTTGTCCATTATCTACCGGATATACATGTCTGACTCCTGCATTTCCAACTCCGTATACATGGAAGTATATTTCACCTGTATCATAACCATAATACTCCATCTTTGTCATTTTACTGTGTCCAAATTCGCCCCTACACCATAAATCTGATGTATAAAAACGAAATGATCGCTTTTCTGTAGAATTATATCCTTGATGATATAAGTCACCCGAAACCCATGTTTTTGAAAAATTAATATTAAACGAAGATGAAACATTGTCCCCAGAACCGGAAACATTAAAAGCTATTTTTCCCTGTATTTTCCCGTTATTGTCAACCGCTTGTAATTCTTTAAATGTACCTGTAGCTCCATCTAACTTCTTAACTTTTAAATTATCTACGTCAATAAAATCAGTCACGATTTTACCACTAGTAATAAACGTTTTACCACCAACCAACATCGCACCCGTTGCAGGAAGTGAGAACTTTCCTTCTGCTGTCAGTTCTACTCCCGTAACATTGTGCTTAATCGATCCGCCTTTCATTAACCATCCTTGCGTCTTTGACAGATTACCAACAAACAGACCGGATGTACCGAGTATGTCAATCGTTGCATTCTGAGCCACTAGCAACTGTGTAGCGACATTAATAAACTCATTAAATAGAGTCCATTTTGTTGAATCGAAGGAACTAGAAGCGGTATGACTCGTTTTGCATGAATAAGTATTTCCATTATAAATGACCGTATCCCGGTATTGGGAATTATTCACGTATGCCGTACTCGCTTTCCATTCACCACGCGGACGAATAAGAGCACCGGGCAATCCTGTTGCTCCTTGTGTTCCTTGTTCGCCTTTGTCCCCTTTGTCGCCCTTGTCACCCTTCACCTTCGTCCAAGTATAAGCGGAGAATGTCGTACTGTCTGCCGCCGTAAAGTCGGTGTATTGTCCGATGTACGCACCCGGAGTTTCACCACCGTTAGCGGTGAACGTCGTACCGTTATCCGAGTATTTGATATGCAGATAGGTAGTCTTACCGTCCGCTCCGGTCGGTCCCTTGATACCTTGATCTCCTTTGGGTCCCTGCGATCCTTTCAACTGCACCCACTTGTATGAGGCGTATCCGGTTGGAGCGGTTGAACTAGTTGTTACAGCAGTACCGATATAAGTGTTCGGAGTATCAGACATGGGATTACCGTTCGAGTTGGCGGAGTACTTCACATGAAAGAACTGAGACGTGCCGGGGATACCCTGCGATCCGGTAGGACCTGTTTCACCTTTAGGACCTGTCGCACCTGTTGCACCCTTATCCCCTTTGTCTCCCTTGTCACCCTTGTCGCCTTTCACACCTGTTTCTCCTTTAGAAGCATATTTAAGCCAATCCGTAGAAGTGTCTGACGGTTCTTGAACTGTCTTGTCCGCAATACATATCCATGTGCTACCATTGTGAATAACTTCGTCATAATACCAATATGCGCCAGATACCCACGCACCCTTAAAGGCGGGTACTGGGACTTCTGTAACGCCATCATTAGACAGTTGTTTGATAGTTCCGGTCATATAAATATTACGAAGGTATGCAGAATGTCCGGTCATATCAATGCCGAATAGTTTCAAATTAGACAAGTCGCCTAATTGCATCGCGATCATATCCTTTGTGATCTCCCAATTATTTACGCCTATTAAGTAACGGGAATAGCTTTGAGTTGAATAGCTAGACCTTTGACGATCCGCATTCGTGAAGTTACCATACGCTACGAAGTGCATCAACTTAGTAGGATGATAAGAGAAGCCACTTCGAAGTACATATTTAAAAGTCGAATCGCTTAGTTTTTCGGTTATACGAAAATAAGCTGTCAGAAAGCCCGATTTGTTATTGAATATACCTTTGCAAATATCATCAACCGCTAAGCTTGCCAATTCGCCCGGTTCTAGTTTAAGAGTAATGATCTTGTTAGTCGTATCAATCGATTCAATGATACCGCCGCCCGGCGCGTTCCATTCTTCCCCGGCTATAACAGACACACGGTTATATCTTAGTTCGTCAGCCTCTAAAAATTCATTAACACGAAGCGATTTAAACTCTGCATCACCGGAAGCCTTGATTATCCATCCTAGCAACTTAGACGCATAATTAGCAGAGGAAATATCACCGGAAAACTTTGCGATACAAGCTGTCAAAGTCCCTATAACATCAATCCCACCTTTAAAGTGAATTAATTTTTCGGCAGTATCTTCTACAACTTTACTTAAATACTTTGCATCCGCGACTTCTTCCGTAGATACCTTGTGTAGTTTAAAATGATTCCTGCCATCCTCTTTAGAGATCGTTTCATCTTCAACCAAAAGATATAAACTCTTATCGCCTTTTACCGATATTGCCTGACCAAAATAGGGTACATAAGCCTCTGCATCTGTGTTACGTGCATATCTTAACGCATCTTCCATACTGTTCCAAGTATCAGTTGCATCGATGGGACGATCCGATGTCCTCCGATATTGGATCGCCAGACTAGCACCCGGTATATTTAAAGATGCTAAACCGGATAACAGGACATTAACTAAATTATCTTTATTCATTGTCATATAGTCTTAAAAGTAAATGTATCAGCGTCATTTGTCATAACAGATTTTATAACCCACATCTTATATGTAATCGCTTCACTACCGTTTGCTCCTTCTACCTTGATCTCGGAAGGTCCAGTACAAACGCCTGTATCCTCTATAAAATTACCCGGATAAGATGTCAATGTTAGTTCTTTTATCGTATCAGCCGGAATACAGATCACAAACATTTTCCACTGTCCTACAGGAAATTTATATATCCCTGCACCCTTATACAAGCCATTGGATAGTAACGAACGAACTTCCAATGAATTAGAAGGAATAGAGCTGCATACACCCGCAAACCATTTACGGAGTACATTAACACTAATCCTACTATTCAAAGTTATTTCGTCCAAATCATCACTCGCGGCAAAAACAGCCGTAGCGGTGTAGGTTTCTCCCTTCGTATAATTCCCTGTAAGACGACGTATTGCTGTTTGTGCTGCATTGACTTCCGAAGAGAACTCTAGTACATTCTCTTCGTTGTCATCATAATACGATTTAATCATAGCGCCGTTATCGTTGCGTGTTGCCGTATAAGTAAGTATACCCTTTGCCGATCCGTATTCTACATCGTTTGCTGTCGACAGCTTGCCTACAAGTGTAGCAGGAACAGGTTTATATAGCATTTTGCGAAATATTTGCTCATACCCCGTACCCTGCTTAAAGATAGCGCCCGGTGATATGTGCCCGGTCTGAGGCGCATTGACACGAATTTCTTTTGTTAATCCCGTATCGGAAACAGGACCGGAACTAGAAGAAGATTGAGAACCACCGCCGGAATTAAATATAGTAGTCCCGACGGGATAGTTCTTTGATCGTGGCAATGCAGGGATAGCCTTATTCTTTATTTGTATAGCCATTAGTTTGTATCATTTTACAAGTGAACTGTTCTGCCGCAAAATCTATTTCACCACCTGTAACGATGAAGTTTTTCCCATTCATATAATTGTCTGAGATCACAGATATAGGCGTAATAGATTCACTATTCTTTAATACCTGTGTTAACTTTATTTTGGTAGCTCCGTATTGGTTAATTATCCTTCTTATTAGTTGTTCTTCTGGACGTACTAAAGCGTTTTCGATGGATGAATAAAGATTATCCCTTAAATAGTCACTCCCTAACATTACCTTACTGTAACATGCTCCGTCATTATTGTAACTTGATATTTTAAATTCTATTTCATCAAGAGGATTAATATAGCTTTCATTCACTATATTCTCATAAATCCGATCCGAATTATTCTCTTCGATGTTATCATTATCTATAACCTTCTTTTTAAAATCTATTTTTATATCTTTTAAGAAAAAGCCATATCCGGACACTCCTTCCGGGAGCCATACCTTTTTTAAAATTTCAAATTCTAATTGTCCGAACAGATTAATATTGTTCGGAATCTCGATCACGTATCCGGTCAAACCTTCGTAGGGCATACTTAGAGTTTTAGTATTTTCGTTTTTTACCCATTCATCCGGCTTCTTTAATTTAAAGTCCAAATCAAAAGTCAAATCTAGTCCCGTCGGTTTTGTAGTGGATTTAACCCAACCATTATTAGTGTAGTAGTAGTCACCTACAATTAATCTACATGCTATCTCCGTGCCAAAGACACCACCAGAATTATATTTCTCGTACGATGTCATATTACTAGCATTCAATGGATGACTATATGACATACTGATACCGAAAGCTCCATCAAAATACTTAATTGGTTTATTATCTTGGAACTTTAACAGCGGCGATCCTGTTCCTAATTGTTTAACAGCCGTTATCTGCTGCTGATTCACCACCGAAGTATATTTATAATCCGATACTAATTTAAACTGATAAAGATATTCCCAATTATAATCAGAGATATTTGGTTTGCCGTCATTCACTTCGTACTCGCACCTCTTAGCACAATAACCGCCTAGAAAATATCGTGTAGGTTCGTCTATGTACACATTGGTTACGCTCTCGTCTACTAGCTTATTATCATTGAGATTCTCATAGCGTGGGAGTTTAAACACCTTGCTCTTTAGATACTGCCTTGTTTCATAATACTGTTTATAATTATAGGTTTTCCTTTCAGCAAACGTACTCAACTTCTTAAATTCTTCCTCCGATATAATATCATTGTAACAATAATTACTACACTTTATTGTCGCTTTGTTATAACCGGGAAGAATATCAAGGAAGTGCTCTGAACCCGCAAAACCAATCTCGGAAACTTTGAATCGGTTAGGGGACTGCTGAGTAAAAGATGTCATATCAAGATTGTACTCGTGATATGTTCCTTTGTGGTCTACATCAACAAAATATAAATTTCCCAACCAATCTACACAGGTCCAATTCAAAAACTTGCAAGTTTCTTCTAAAACCTCTTTTAATGTCATCGCCTTGTCGTCCTCGTCAAAGAAGTTTTGTTCGCTGATCGTTAACTCCTTTAATATGTTTGATTCTTTATTATAACTAGATTGATCTTTAGCGTACACATGAGGAATAAAGACGGAGGAATAACACCCGCGAGACTCAGATATGAACATTTTTAATAACTCCCAGATGCTTATAAAACTTCTAGTATCACTCCTACCCTGTTTATAATTGATATATTCTAGCGTACCCATTGCAGAAATACAGTCTATTTCTAGCTCGAATTTGGTAGATGTATAATCCTGCGTATAAAGTTCCGGTTTTACAAATCCCGTCCAAACGATTTCATTTTCACGTTTAAAATTCACCCTATACTGTTGATACCCGGTAGAATATAAACTTTGCAAATAATCACCACCCACAACACGAATCACCGCTTTTGAGAATCGAGTAGGAACATACAAGAAATCTTCGTCCTCAATCGAAACAGAGAAAGGAGAACTACCACTACCGACCAACTCAACAGAATCGCCCGTATAGTTTTCCTTTTGTATTTCAATCAAATAAGAAACTTCCTTTCGAGATTTGAAAGGAAGTGTGTATATTGTACCGTAGTTTACCATAGTCTTTTACCAGTTTTCTTGATGTGATTATGTAATGCTAAAAATATGCGATCTCCTTTTATTTCAACATCGCTATATAAGCGAATATCATCGTTTCCACTCGGTGCTATTTTCTGCGATAGCGAACCGTATAAACCCGAATTAAGCATACGAAACAGATTACTTTGCTGCGACCCGTTCAATATCATTTCGCCGCTATTCAATAAAGCCGGAACTTTATCGCCTGTAAATGATGTGCCCGGAACAATACCACCCGTTGCATACTTCGGCATACTTGACATAGCGGCAATAATAGCAGCAACACCCGCCAAACCTAGAGCAATACCGACAAAGGGTATTCCTGCGTGAGCTTTTAAAACCTCACCGGATGCTGCCGCCGTGTTTGCTATTGCGCTTTTTTGAGCCGTTGCCGCTTCTACTTCATTTGCAGAAGCCATTTCAAGTATCTTCGGAATAGCTTGCCCGACAGTTGACAGAAAGCTAACTCCCCACTGTAGGACGGAAGCCGTATTATCATCGAATAGACCCGACATACTCCCAACGACTCCACTAATATTTGCAAGCGATTCGGCATACTCTTGATTCAAGTCTATATCCTCTTTTTTAAAGAGTGGATCGTGTTTAGGTAACTTGAAATCTTTTCCGTTCTTCCCATGTGTTGGAACTTTATCGTATGTAGGCTTAACGGGAATTGGCAAAGCACCGTCCTTCATTTCACCGTGAGCGATTTTAAATGCCTCCTGATCGACTACAAATTTTAGATTAATCTTTTTTTGCTCTAGCTCATTTATTGTTGCTTGAATCGTTGCACGCGCTTGCATGTCGGTTTCAGCAATCAGTTTTTTGTTTTGTGCTGCCAACTGAATATTTATCGCTTCAATACTATTGCCGCTTTCCTCTATTTGCAATTTTATTTTTTTTCGTTCTAGTTCGTTGATAGTAGCTTTAATTGTCGATTTTATTTGTACATCAGTCTCGGAAATAAGTTTTTTATTTAACTCTGAGATTTTAGTATCATACCACGCAATGGAATCTACTTTGGGAGTTTCTTTAGGAGTTGAACCTTTTAAACCATTTTGTAGCTCTAAAGTACGTTTATCGAAATCGTACATACGTTTCTTTAGATCATACGTATACTCGTAATTTTTTGTCATTTCTATTCGATTAGCATCATTGTCCTGATTGAGAAAATTCTGCTTTTCGAGTTCTGCGTTCTGCTGAATAAATATTCTTTTTTGTGTTTCTAAATCTTGAAGTTTTTGCCGCATTTGCATTTTAGTTTCTCCGGTAAATTCATTAGTATCACCTTTTGTGGAGTTGATTTTGCCTCGCATTAGATTCATTTGCTTATCATACTCTGATAGTTGCTTTTGATAAGCAGTAAGAGCACTTTTCTCCTTTCTTGTTGAAAAGTCATTATTATTAATAGATATATATTTATGTATATCATCAATATTGAAATCTTTGCGTCCTGTTCTAGTATTCAAAGATTGTATCAATTCTTTTTCGGCACCTGATAACGTATCGTCTACATCTACTTTAAAATTATCTTTTAAAGATTGGAGACTTTTAAAAGCGCTTTCGCGTTCTTTACGACTTTTTGTAGTATCTCTAATTATTGATTCAAATTTGGTAAACTCAGCTTCAAACACCTTGTTATTAAATCCCATAGATAACTTAGCATCGGCTAATGAATCACGCAAGGCAGATAGATTCTTCATATTAGAGATGGTGCTTAATATACCATTATTAAAAGCTTCGAAACTTCCAGACGATAATGATTGAAAGAATATATCAACAGTTCCTTTGCAAGCATTTAGAGTATTATCAAATTCATCACTGGTTGATTGAGTGGAACGAATTACTTTCATGAAAGACTCACCCGCCCCCATGGCTAGTCCCACTCCAGCAGCAAATTTAGCTATTCCAGCCCCGGCAGATTTAGCCATATTGCTAATATCACCCTGAAAGCGATTTACACTACCTTTTGACTTTTCCAAATTCGCGTCGAAGTCATTCGTTTTAAGTAATAGTCGTGTTACTATATCAGACATCTTTATTCGTGTTTAATTGTGATTCAAATGCTTTCGCTTTAGCTCTAAGCCGTTTCATATCCTCGTTAGTTACGCTAGTATCTTTCTTCTCTTCTTCATCCCACGGGAAGCGGAGTATGTCGGTTTGCTTTAGTGTCTTTGTGCTATTCGATTGTGCTATAATGTAGCCTAGCAATCTAGTTTGCTCCCATGACTCGCGATTGCGTCGATTCAATCCGTCTAGAAACGATTCGACCTCGATAAAGCTCATTTTATCGAGGAAGTAATCAGGAGCGATACCGCCCTCTCCGACAACACGCGAATAGAGTTCGCGGATACTTACTGCTTTTTCTTCCGCGTCGTCACCTTCTTTTTTTTTACGTCATTTCCTGCCGACTGCGAACGTAGTTTAATCTCGTCCAAAAGAAGCGTCTTAAACTGATTGAATAATGTCAGATCGCTTTCGCACGAATCTATAAACTCGTCAAATTCTATTGTGAACGATTCGTTATTTGCAAGTAGGAACGAATAAAACAAAAGAAATTCGTCTATCATTTTACCGAATTGGAACGGATAGCCGGATAGATTTTCAAAGATGAAGAACGCCCGAAGCGAGTATTTCAGTATAAATTCTTTCCCGTTAATTGATATTGTTTTCATTGAGAATAGTTTTAGAGCGGCAAAACGCCGCCCATGATTACTTACTAGCAGGTACGGTAGTTTCTTTTTTAAGCGGTCCCGTACCTTCAAAGGAAATTGAGAAAGTCGCTTTATCTCCATCTGGCGCATTCGCTTCTAAAGAAGTAATAACCGCCTTACCAGTGTAGGAACCGGGTGCAAGCGTCCACCCTGCTACAGGCATTTCGTTTTCATTCGCATTAGCTACAATGCCAAAATTCAGTGTAATAGGTTTATGCGCAATAAACAAGGCAAACAACTTGTCGTAGCTATTCGCGTCAGCGTCAGCACTAAACAAGTTATCACTCGAAGCGTTCCAAGACAGCTTTTTAATGTCCTTTTCCGTCCAAATGCCGGAGTCCTTACTTTGCGTGTCGATAGTTTCAGCCGACAAACCTAGTTTACAGGAAGTCGCTAAGGCTAACGCTTTACTCTCTGCGAATAGCATCATGTCCTTTCCTAATGCTGCTTTTGCTTTACTCATAATTTTAATCGTGTTTTATTAGTTACTCATTCTGTTTTAAAAGAAAATACGAGGCGTTGAATAAAAGTATCTTCAATAAAATCTTCGTCCGCACTCATTAACTTTGCGTCAATCACATCGAAACTGTCGTAGCTTCCTCGCTTATTCTCTAATGCCTTGCGCACTTCCTCCGCGATAGTAATAGAGTTCAGATAATTGTCGCTAGCTACAACGACCTCAACCGAAACAGTATCCCCGGTCCCGTAACGATCTTTTGTATACTCCGGTACTAGAGAGCTACGTTTGTAGATTACGAACGGAAAAGATGTTTCCGTTTTGGTTGAGATCGCATAGATTTTATCAGTAACCAACTTTGCCAACTCCGTAGAATCGCTTAGTCTCTTATATACGTGTGCGCCTATTGATAAACTCATTTCTTTTTATTTACTACTTTCATTATAGAATCAATAATATTTTTCTCTAGTGAGTTTTCCGCTTCCTTCTGTTTCGATTTAACCGCGTTGGAAAAGAAGTGAGAAGCATTTATAGTACCTCTATAAGCTGCTTTTTTGGTAACGCGCTTTTTATTAGTCCAGAAACTTCTAGTACTAGATTCTTTCGTAAATCGTTCCTTCGTTCCAGATTCGAACCATTTTAGCATATAAGCGCGCGATCCTTTTTTTCTCCGGTCTAATAGATCAACACGCGCACCGGACGCATTACGGTAAACAGCTATGTTTATTTCGTTCTTTAGCGGTTTAAAAGACACGCCATTTTTAGTACTCCCAAACTCCGCATCCGTAACGGCAGAAACTAAATTCTCTTGCGCCTGTTTACGGATGATAAGAATAGATTTTCTTAATGCCGATTTGATCGCTTTCTTTGCTTCATCGTCATTTAAACGGTCTAGCAATTCGTTTACCTTTTTCGCGTCCACTTCGACGCGATATAAGTTCCGTCCGGTGTAGTTGTCATTACTCATTGATTACCTCCGCTTCTATAACCGTTGCCTGTTGCTTCCGGTCGTGATTGATAGATAAAATCTTATATTTCTGCCCGTCGTATTCGATCCGCATTTTAGCGTTAATCTCTTTACAAATACGGATCATTATCGTATTTACGGTCGTATTATAGATTTCGCCGTTAGCCTCCTTTCGTGCACCAGACTTAAAACGGATATACGCACGCTTATCGAATACTTTCACCCAACTTTCAGATGTACCGCCCAAGTTATCGCGTTTTGACTCGCTACGGTAAAAAGCGATCATTTCGTTTAATAACCCCGCTTGCATTATGTGTACCGTTTTAAAGGTTGCAACAATAGTTCTACATGTCCCGGAATAACTTGCGGAGTAGCAAATGTTACCGATTCGCGATTTGCGTAGTAATTAGCTATAAGTATGCGGATCGCGTGCCAGATACGACGGTCTATTTTTCCATCCTTTACAAAACCTTCCAACGGAGCGTTTAAATACGCCTCTATTACAAGTTGAACAGGTTCAATAAGTTCGGTTATATATGTATCGTCCGTATCAAAATCAACATTTAAATGTTGTTTGAGTTCTTCGAGTGTTACGTATTGTAGCATAATTATAAGTATGAAAAAAGGCTAAGGCTATGAAGCCAAAGCCTTTTCGTTTTTAAGTAGTTAGTAGTGTGTTATGCTTTTGCAGCTTTTGCAACCGCTTTCTTCTTCGCGATTGCGAATGCCTCTGGGCGAGCTACAACAATGTCATACTTTGAGTTTAGCGTAAACTTCGTTTCGTTAGTGTCTGCTAGAGTCACATCGTCAATAGTCATTCGAATTTTTCCCCATTGACCGATACCAACGTTCGAAAAGACACCGAAGCCGAGTTCATCCGCACCCATGTAATTAGTCATGTACACCGGATAGCCATTCATCATCCCGTCTTTAAGAACCATTTCGGGAGAACCTTTTTCAATGCGTGTAGTTTTTAATTTACCGCACATTTTCGGACTGCAAATATATGCTGCCGTTCCGTCAGTAACATCTACGTTTTCATCCATTACTGCGGTTTCTAGCGCTACAACGTCCTCGAATGTGGGAGCAACTTCATACTCCACTGTCGGAGAATCTTTCACAAACACACCTTTTGAGGCAAGTCCCTGCTTTTCTCCGGCAAACATAATCTTATTCAATGTACGAGCAGTTGACAAAGACAATTGTTTAACGGTGACATCAAACAAAGCATCGTTTGTCTGATCAATTGCGTCGTTAGACAATGGGATAGAAATACCCAAACGCCACGGATGCGCCTTTAAATTACCAATATCCAGTTTTGTCGGATTTATTTTGGTGTTCTCGCCTTCAATTGTAGCTTCTACAGCCGCCAATGTCGGAAACATCAATTCGCCAATCAAGCCGTATTGCATCTTAATACCCAACTTATTAATGATAAGCCCCTTTTCAAGCGGTTCGATAATATCACCGATTGTTGTCGGGATCATCGGAGCGGCATCGGTTGAACTTGTTCTCACAGGATCACCCTCCGCACGCATAGAGAAATTAAGCCCCTTTGCATCAGCAAAATTCCCGTATTCTTCCAAAGAACGATGATTACAAACGTCATATAAAGCCTTTGCAAAGATAGCTCTTTTGTTTTCCGGCAAAATTGCAGATTTGCTACTTTCCAGACTTCTAAGAGTCTCGTCAATAACGATCTGATTTTTACGAGTCATTAACTCGTTGAATTTAGTCTGCTCTTCGTCTGTCAGACTTCTTTTTTCTGTTTTTGCTTGTGATAACAGATTTCTCATTTGCTCTTTAAGCAGAGCTACTTCTTCTAGTTTTGTCATGTCAAATAAATTTTTCTAAGTTTTCTATTTCGGATAAATAATCACTATTTGTGTCACCATTAAGAAGCTGTTCTATATTTTCAAGGCTTCTAACTGTTACATCTGTACCAAAAAAGGCAGGGTCTGAAACAGGAGAAATATCAGATATATAATCAATCTTATGCACTGTACGCAACAGCATCCCATCTTTCATTGTATATGAAACTTTACTTTTATCCTTATCATCAGTGTAATAAGCGAAAGACGATCCGAATATGTCTCCCCGTTTTATCATTTCATAAGCAAAATTCCCGTCGCTAGTACATGGAGCCTCGAATCGGTACTTTAAGCCATATTCATCAAAATTTAATTCGAGTGATCCCGAACCATAACGGCATCTAGCCAAAAGCCTACGTTTATCGTGTTCTAGTACCGCCTTTATATCACATCGGGCTATAAGTTCTTCGGTTGCTGCACCATGTTCGATAACCTCAATAAAAAAGCGTTTCCTTTCCTCATCATACATCACACGACTTTCTTTCCCAAAAACAACAGCGTACCCCTCAATAACTCTACCCTCCGATAATTTAGGCGCGCCTAGCTCTGTAAAACTCCTTATTTCCATTGCTTTTTACTCTATGTTTTTTTTGTTTGTTTTTGGTAGCTCGTCTTTTTCGCTACTAATCTCACCCTTAATCTTAGGAGAGTCAATCGGAGCAACATTACAGGACATAAACGCAATGTCACCGCCATTTATAGGCGCTTTATCTTCACGGCTTACACGCCATTCGTTCACCGTTGACACGCCGTATTGTATCTCCTTCTCCATACAAGCCGTTTGTGTGGCTATATCTGTTTTATACAAGGCTTTACGATCAAATTCTATTTTATAAATACCAGAGACAGTTCTAGGTATCAACTTAGCATTAAATTCAGCCTCAATACGACACAATATAGGATCGAGCGTGTCAGACAAGAAAGCAACTTGACTCATTTCAGAAGCCTTGTAATTAGTAGATTGTCCGGCAAACACCTTATCTGGATGAACACCATAAAAACGGCAAATATCGAATACGGAAAACTTTTTAGTTTCTAGTAGCTGAGCGTCAGCCGGAGTTATTGAAAGTTGTGTAAAAGTCATGTCCTCGCTCACGGAAGTTATATCCCTTCCGCTATTAAAGTCTTTTTCCACTCGGTCCGCTACGTCAGAAGTCTGTTTGTCGCCAACAGAAGAAAGTCCCTTTCCCCCACCTTTAACACCAGAAATAATACCTTTAATCTTACTCCCATTCTGAAAAGTACGCAAACTCTGATTATCAGCGCTAGCAGAAACAGAAAGTACCGTACTTGCATACGTGATCGTACTAACACCTGTATACCCACCATCGAGACTCTTATTTTTCAGATGGATAATACTTTCAGCCGGATAAGTACCGTATATCTTATTTATTACATCACAAATAGTATATTCGTCCCTGTATATATCGTATGTAACAGAGTTATTTGAGCAAAGTATTAATTCTGCCGTATCTCCGAACATTCTCTTGATGAAAATATATGAATTACCACGATTAACCATTTGAATAATTGCATTACATATTAAGTCGTAACTATTCATGCGCTTATTCGGTTTTTTAGTCAGCAGATAATGCAACTCGTTTTCGATATCTACCTTGTAGTTTCCGGCATCTTCTTTACGTTTGATATATAGCGGCAGAGAAGCAATAGTACCAGAAAGAATATCAGTACATCTAAACGCGGTCGATAACCGCATAGCCTGTTCGGGGGACTTTACTGAAACAGGTTGTTCCCTAGCTGTTTTGTCTCTAACTTCTACTATTTTTTCCTCTTCGGACGGTAGAGATCGTTTTTCCTCTCTGTTGCGTCCTATTCTTAAATTAAGTTCAAATGCCATAGTCTTATCGTGTTACTCGGTGTAATTATTGAATAAATGAAATGTCATTAGGTTTGTTATCGTCGAATCAATTTTTGCGTTATGTGTTTTCTTGACTGGCTTCTTATTCATGTTCCTATCTTCGTCTAGTACCGCATTTGAGAAGCAGTACGGCGTAATAGGGTTCGGATCGAATGTGAGTTTATTCCGATACAGAGCGAGTTCGAAAGATTCGATAGGACTTGTAAACGTCCCGTATGTCTGTTTGACAGGCTTAATATATTCGCTTGCACTACCGACCGAATAAGAAAGTAGATTCACAAATTCAGCCGATTTATACGGATCATAACCGATACCCATAATTTGCAAATACTTCGCCCGTGATAATATATCGTTTACTATTTGCTGATAGTCGATAATATCGCCATCGCAAAGAATCAAATACCCTGCTTCCGCCCAACCTTCGTAGAGTTCCCGATTCGGATGATCCTTTAAAGCTCCTTTCGGAAAATAGTAATCCGTATACGAATGAAAAGAGCCGCTTTCTTTCGAATAGATATTATAAGTAACTGAAGAAAAGTCGTCTCGAACGGATAAATCAACCGCCGCCATTGTTAACGGATAAGTACCGATATTCTCTATTCTAATACCTTTGAATCGTTCTTCGATCTGCTTCGCCTCAATCCATTTTATTGTCGAATCAACTGCAAACACATTAAGTAACTTCGTCCGAAACTCCAATGCGTCCGGCGCACTATATAAAGCCTTTTGATAGGCGTCTATATAGAAGTCCTCGTAAACAGTTATCCCCATGTGTGGCTGAACCTTTCGCCATGTCGCCGGGTCCCCTTCTTCGTCGTCTATGTCCGGTTCAAATATGTGCGCAAATATTGAATCATTTTCAATCTCACCGCGTAGGATCGCTTTGTACATTTTGAGCATTTCGACGAATGGAGCCGTTTCTTTATCGGATGCGGTCGTAATTACTACGGTTAAAGGGTTGAGCCGTGCGCCCATTGAGGAAGTTAATACATTCTTCAACGCGGCGCTATCGGCTTGTGAATACTCGTCTACTATCACCATGCTTGCGTTTAATCCATCGAGTTTGTCGGGATTGGAAGCCAAGCAACGGGCAAAAGATGTTTTTCCCTTTATGCGGTTATATATGATTTCTCGGTTGATTTTAAAATGTCGAAACTTAGGATCAAGCGATTTTAAGATATTACGTATTTCATCAAAACAAACTTTCGCTTGATTGTATGAGTTGGCAGCAACGTATGTTTGTGCGTTCGCATCACCAAACAACAAATCGTTAATCGAAAGACTCGCTACGCTTGTTGTCTTACTGAATTTACGCGGAACGAATAAAAGAGCCTCACGAATTAAGCGTTTGTTTGTGCCGGGCTTATAAAACGCTAAAATGTTAGAGAACTGAAACACCTGTATCGGAGTCAGTTTGTATCTAGTCTTTCCCTTTGTGCCGGAGAACTTCAAACGCTCGTAAAACGTGACGAACTTCTTTACTTCCTTGATGCGAAATTCGTATTTATCGAGGAATGAAAAGAAGCGACGAACGGCTAGTAACTCATAAAGATTGTGCGCGTTTGGATTATTAATGCAGCCCTTTATATACACGTTTAATCTTTCGTCCGCCTTACCTAGCTTATATGAATCAACGTCGATATTATGCAAATCGGAGATAACCGACTGCTTTAATGTAATCAGTTTATCTCTAGTCTCCTTCTCCATCGCGATCTATCTTATCTACCTCGTTTATTAAGTCGTTCACCTCGTCATCGTCAGACGCGGACAAAGTTTGTAGTGTCAAGCCAAGTTCCCGCAACTGTTTGCGAGTAACTTCGAGCGCATCAAATAAAACTTTGAAAGCCGGATGCGCCACGAGCTTCTTATTTCCTTCGCGAGAAACTTCCGTAACAAACGAACGTTTCTTCTTTGCTATGTCATTGAGAGCGATCTTAAACGCAATGTAAGAACCTGCACAAAGAGTTATACACAAATCCAAATCAGATGTGTATGTTCCTTGCGAGTTCATCGCGGCGCGAATCTTTTCTTTTATATCGTCTAAATCACTCATTTTTATATGCGTTTTTGCATATATGAAAAGATCGCAAGTATTTGGTAGCGCGGAAGTTCGAGAAGAAAAGCTCACCCCCAACGAGCACCCCCTCATTTCAAAAATTGCTCGCGCGTGTAAAAACAGGGTGAGGTGGGTTTCGTGTATCGCGTTAAAAAATAAAAAAACCGCCCCCCTCTTGACGAGGTTGAGCGGATAAAATGTAAATAAAAAAAAATGAAGATGTTATTTTCAGCTATTAAATGCTTTTTCGTAGTAATTATCTATGAATTTTTCAAATTCTTGTCTATATCGACATCTATGTGAACTACGCCAATATTTCTTAATAGACTCATTTTCTAACAATTCTTTTAGCCAGTTCAAGCCCGAATTATTGAGATCATTCTCAAATTGAAAATAAGATAACTGTGAAACATTCATAACCATTTCGATAAAAGCAATTTCTCTTATATCGTCATCGTTGATATTTCTAGACTTCAATAAATCAAAGAATCCTTTATTGCTTATAAGCTTTTTTAGTTCGGGTCTTTCAATTAAAATCTTATCCATTTCCATAAACATTTGATATCTATTCTGGAATGCTTGCATTTTTAAATCCTTCCGAAACCCTTTAATCTGGCTTCTTGCATACCAAACTCCTAAAGCAGCAACAAATATTCCTAATGCTGTTGCTATTTTAGATATTAAATCAACCCAACACAAGAAACAATCCCAATGAAATCCTAAAGCTAAATAAGTATTCATATTATTTTCTTTATTCGAAGTATTAATAATGAAGCAAATATAAAATATTCTCACAACTAATTAGCTTAGAAGTGAGAATATTTCAATCATTAAAGAAACTTTTCTACAAAACGTTCTGTCGCTCGCTTGTTATTTGCCTGTATCGCCTCCTTCGAATGACTAAAAGCACACCGATGTATCTCGGAGTGGCACGCATGGCAAAGGCTCTGCAAATTGTTATAATCAAACATTAGTTGCCTCATTCCGAGTTCATGCGGTACGGATTCAACAGGTGTCTTGTGATGCACTTCCGTTGCGAGTGTACTTAGATCGTTCGCCTCACACACTTCGCAAACAGGATTATTTCGTAGCTTCTCGGCTCGAAGCTGTTTCCATCGAACCGAGTTAATCATCTTAATGTAATGCGGGTTTCTACTCATAGCGCTTCGATCCGGTCTAGTCCGTTAATAAGTAACCTAATCCGTGCACAATCTCCATCGCATCGAGTCGATTGCGTTTCTTGTTTATGTATCCGACTCGCACAACCTTTGCAATTCTTTGACGGACACATTTGTTTATACACTTCGATAGCTTGCCGCCTCGTTTCCTCTCTCTGTATCCGTGCCGCTTCGATAGCGACTTTTCGGATTAAGCCACGCGAGCGGATACGCTCGTTTGTGGCTTGTTCGATGTACTGTTTTACTTTACTCATTTTACCGTGTTATTTTTAGGTTTGTAATTCCACCCGTTTAACTCGTAGACTTTCCGTTTCGCCTCTTCCTGTGTTGCCGCATCATCTACCTTTGTGTCTCCGTCTGGATCGCGACGATAGATATTGAAGTGACGAAAACGAGGGGAATAATAATACTTTGATTGATTTTGCGTTTGGTTCATTATTGAATAATTTGTATATTTGCGCTATAACTTAAAAAAAATATTTATTATGAAAACCAAAATTGGAGTATCTATCAAAGTGAATAATAAAGAATACAAATTCGACTTTGAATCTGACTATTTAACAGAAGATTTATGGAACAACCATAAATACAATCATGAAATATTAATGGGACACATTGATGCAGCTATTATAAATTATAAAAACACACATAATATTACTGAAGAAACAGATTCGAATAGTATGCGATTTACTCCTCATTTCTACGAATAGTATATATATTTCAAATATGTCCTCATTTTCGAGGACATATTAATCTTTTATTTAACTTTCATCCTCGTATTCTCCATCCTCACTCTTTACAGGCTTCTTCACCGGAACGCGAATCGCCTTTTCCGTGAACTTACTCGATAGATACCTATTCGCCTGCTCCCAATCCGTAAAGTGTAAATTCGGATCAGTATAGAGCGAGATAATCGTAGAGTTTAATTTATCGAGTGCTCCGAAAGCACTTGAATTTATCGTACCGTCTAAGGGTGAAAACTTGGCAACTAAACCGTTATAATTCTCTGAAACAAATCGGTCGATATACTTCCGATTCCGTTCATTTGCCGCGACGGGGTCTGCTGATACATCGTGCAAATAATTTGTGTTTGATAGTTTTTTAACCATATTAAAATCCTTCTAATCGTTTTTGTCCGTGCATTTCGTCCACCTTGTACTGTGGTAGTTTTCGTTTTGGTTTTACATACTCGAAATGTCGTTCAGCTTCTGATAGATCATAGAACATTTCTTTGATTTCGTCCGGTAATACTTCTTCGTCGTCATCGTCGGGCATCGGATCAGCAACTCTGAGAAAGCAGCCTAAAATGTACTGCATGATCTCGTATGTACTCTTGAAATGGTAGTCGGTTTTGATCTTGTCCAGTCGCCGCCATTGGTCCAGATCAACGCGAACCGGAATTTTCTTGAAATAGACGAATTTCTTTTTTCTTCTTCGCATAGTTTCTTTATTTTAATTATCTTCTACTAGCTCCATTCAAGTCTAAAACATTGAACATCTCGTTTATTCGGTCCGCGATATACGCACCGTAAATAGTCTGTATTTCCTTGATCGTTAGATTTGTCGTTACATGGGTTATCGCTTCATGTCTCAACTCGTACCGACATTGAAAAATATACTGCATCACGTTCAACTCAGTGCCGAAATACTTCGCCGGGATTGGTTCTCGTCCTAGTTCATCGAAACAAATCATTCGCGGCGCACCGTTGTTGTACGTGTACAACTCTAGCGCATCCTTTCCACGCATTGAAAAGCTATTCGCAATGAAGGAAGCCGAGTCTATCCTAAAACCGCCGACTGGATAACCGCCCTTCGCTTTGCCACGTGTGAAATACCCGTATCGGTTTAAAATCTGCATGATAGTACTTTTCCCGGTCCCAATGTCACCCCTCAACAATAGCCCTTTGTTTGTATCTAATTTACCACGTCCTTCTGTATACAAAAAGAGTTGATTCATTAGGTTCTTATTGGAGTCGTCAATCTTAAAATCGGGACAAACATACTCGCAGCAGGCTTTAAACCATTCCGGGCGTTTCCCTATTTCTATCGGCTCATCATAATACGGTAGTCCGTATGATAGTATCGCCGCTATCGGTAGAGTTTGTTTGCTTCTTGTTTCCATATTCATTTTTATTGTTTTTCAGTTCAAAGAATCCCGCCCAATTATTTGCAATCGCTTCATTTATGATTTGAGATGCAATCGCCGGATTATCTTTGCTCAATTTCACTAATTTGCTGTAACACGCTTTAAGCGACTTTTCCGATTTGTAATTTTCCCGTCTGTCTTTTTTGTATTCAAGCCAAAGAATAAACGTCTCTAAAAACTCGTTAGATATAAAATCAAAATCTCCATGAGAGACTTTAGAGAGTATATTTTCGTTTGGTTTCTGTTTTAGTTTATTATAGTCTGTACTATTGGTAGTACTATTGGTTGTCTTATCTCCCCTCTTATCGGTTGGTTTATCGGGCGTATTATCTACCGTATTATTTACGGTAGTCATTACGGTAGTTTTAAACTCCTTCACAAAAGAATAGGAACTAACAACACGTCTACTTTTACCAGATTTATAATAAATCAATCCTGCGTTTATCAAAGACTCGCGAGCTTTTACAAGTGTTCTCTCGTTCACGTTAAGCGCAAAACAAAGTTCAATGTTCGAGCAATCGAAAACGTCCCTCCAATCTTCGCCGTTACAAATAGCCACTAATTCGTAAAATAGGGCTTGTTCGGTGGCGGTAAATCTGAAACGTCGTCTCGCTTTTCTCATCTTCTCAGTTAGCGTATATCCGTCTATATTCATCACACTTATAAAGTCTATCGCGCTACATAATAACTACAAATCCTTATCCCTATGGACCGCCCCACTTTAAGGACGGAGCAATAACAAATAAAGTTCTTTTCTTCTCCGCCGTTCCGACACGTCCGGCAATCGCTTTTGTGTACCTGTGTTGTTTTCTTCGCCATTTTATACCTCCTTTATTCTGATTCCATGAACGTAAAGCATGAGCTTCCGTTTGATTATATACTCCTTTGTTCGAACTCCTTTCGTATCCTCAACGACATACTCGCCATCTCGATAATAAACGAAGTCCGCGATATAGTAAACGCCTCGTTCTAGAAGTTCCTTTTTACGCAGCATCTTCCGCACTCCCTGCACTTCATAGAAACGATATTGAGGCGAAATAAGCTCGTATTTTACTTGCTCTTGCAATCCGGTTATAATCCCCTTCTTTTCGAGTAGTTTCAACTCCTTAGCGCGCCGATACTCCTTTTTAGAGTCGTATCCCTCTATCTTTACATTGTTATACTTTGCCATGTATTTATTTTGGTTTGTGAATGTGGATAAGCTCGGATTTGAACCGAGATTTGTCGCAGACCGCTTGCGAACGTCCGTCACGATCGGAACCAATTCCACGCACTAGGGTGGAGCGTTTACCAATTCCGCCACTTATCCGATTTGCCGGGACTTTCACCCGGCTTATTATTAGAATTTAAGAGAATCAGCCGTAAGGGAATCACATTTGTATACATGGTATCCATTGCCCGAAATACTTCTTAAAAAATAGACATTGCCTTTGGCATCTTTAACCAAATGGTTATTTAATCCATTCCGATCACACGAGAACAGGCAAAGAGCCATTAAAACAAACAGAATCTTTCTCATTTACTTTCTCCCTCCTTTACTCCATATGGGTAGACATCTACAATCGCCGTTTCTTTCAACGAAATCGAAGAATAATCCGCCATCGTTCCTTTCATACCTTCGTCGAGTTTCTTCATTGCGTCGTGAATGTCTGCGGCTTGTACCAGAACATTCGTATAAGTCCGCTTTTCTTTGCCGCTTACTTCGTCCGCCGTAATAAAAGCGAGTCGTCCGGCATACCATTTATCGGCAGAATCTTCTTCGCTTGTAAATATCTCGCTATAATGTGTGCGGGAAATGTCGGACACTGTAAACTCACCGGAGATAAACGGAGTCATTTCTTCGGTTATTCGCGCTTCTGCTTCGGTAAAACTCAGCGCATCGACTAAATACGGTTCTGTTACTTTCTTTTGCATTCCGTTTTCCATTACTTTCTCGTAACGGATTTTTGTTAAAAACCAATTGTGCATAATTTCGTGTTTATTAAAGTGTTTATAAAAAATGTGATTAATCGTGTTGCGTTAGTGTTGTGACGGTTATTTCTTTGTCAGTTTGCGTATTTCTTTCCGTAGCTTATAAATCTGATTCTTCACCGGGACGCTGTTTTTCGCGTCCGGCTTTAACGTCTCGATCTGTAACTTCAAATCTAATATTTCCTTTGCCTTATCGACGCAACCGAGGAAGTCTAGACCGGAACGAATAGATTCGTCTATCATTTCACTAGCTAACCGGATACGATCATAGAGCTTCTTTATGTTTTCTGCATGATCAGCGCGATTCATTTCAAGTATCCGACCGTCGTTCACGTAGCCGTCATAAATGACGTAATACAGTTTGTCTACGTCCGGGCGACCGAGGAAATGACCGAGGAATTGCCAGTAGTACTCGTCCTTTTCGTCGATGGTATTCCCGAATTGCAAAGATTCGATTTTACCCTGCGACATCGGACATTTGATTTCGCCTAGAGCGATAACTTTCCCGTCGAATCCATACACATAGAAATCGGGTGAATCCCCGAACCCTTCGAACGGTTCATTGAAAACGATGTCGTAAAAATCGGTTGTACACGACTTGATCTCATTCATTAGTTGGGTCCTCACCCACTCGACCGCTAGCGGTTCGTTTTCGTGTCCCCAATCAAACGCTTTATTACTTCCGTTTTCCCTTATCGTCCCGGTCCTGCGTTCGTATCGTACTAAATACATCGCATCAAACGCACCCTTACCAAACGGACAACCTTTGCCCGCTTTCATTAAATCGGGAAGCGTAGAGGCAGTTATTTTGCCTCGTCTCCTTTCCTTCCATTCGATTTCTTTTTGCTCACTTGATTTCATGTGCTACTAATTCTTTGATTTGTTCTTTTGTTAGTTTGTATTTCATTTGGACTTGCGCAACTGTATAGCCGCCCGCCAATGCGTCTAGAATGTTTTTCCAGATCGCCGATCCAGTTTCAACCGTAGGCAATGAGTTTTCAACTTTCGGGATGAATGGACGAATACGGAGCGAATCAACCTTTTCGCCGAAAGCGTCTACCATTACCGCGCCTATCTGAATTTGCTTGTTTATCCATTCCTCGAAATTCGGTGTTTTGAAAATCTTCGTCATAGTTTTGCAGTTCGTCCGATTGAGGATCATCGGTTTTACATTCTCAAAGAAGTAAGCGACGAAGCATTCTTCTTTCTTTCCAGACGCACCGACTACCTGTTCTCTTTTCGTTTCACGGATGGTGAGAACTATATCTTTTCCGTCCGGTAGGCTGTAAGCGCCTAGATAGTCATAATTGAATTGAGTTTTCCAATGTGTCATAATCGTGTTGTTTGGTTATTTAAATATTGCTTTCAGTATGGAAACGAGAATAATTACAGTTATCAAAATAGCTATGGGAATCCATAAGGGAGACGTTACCCACCACCAAGACCAATTAATACAATTTGTGAGTTTCAATACAATGAAAACAATAGTAAGAAGCCCGCAAAAACCAATTTCACTACCTTTCGAGTTATTATTTGTACCCATATTCATATACAGTTACCTATACACCGTAAGGTTTTATTGTTTTGTTTAAAAATTATCCGATCCACCTTGATAAAGCGACTCATAACAGCGAGCGCAAACAGTGATTATCTTTGTACCGCGTCTGCCGCGCTCATATGTTTCGACTTCTATTTCGATCTCTTCGCCCGGTTCGATTTCCTCGCCGCAATCTTCGCAAGTTAGAGTATCAGCAGGACACGCGCCTAGCACCGTACACATTCGACAGTTACCGATACATTGATGATTCGCCGCCATGTCTTTTTACGTTTATATAGTTACAGACTAGCACATAGATAATCGTTAGAAACACGATCAGTAGTGCGATGATAAGTTTGCCCGGTTTCGGTTCGCCTTCTGCGAGGCTGCACGCTAGGAGCATTAAGATGATAGCGATAGGGCTTTGTTTGAGTGTTAGCATAATGTTTTGTTTTAGTGTGTTATACTACTTTATTACTTTGTATGAATCTATCTATACTTGATATATCATACCAGATCATCTTCCCGAATTGGGAGAAAGAAACGAGCGCATTCTCTCGGAGTGTTCTTAAAAAGTCATCCGAGCAACCTATGTAGGATTTTGCCTCGTCTTTGCTGAGCCATTTCTTTGCGATTGGTTCAACTTTTCCGATTGCTTTAGTTCTTCCCATTGTTTGTTATTCTTTGCGTTCAACATAAATATTATCTCCGTCGATCCAAGTTCTAAAAATCTTATCTTCATCGGTTTTTAAATCGGATGCGGTTGTTCTAACTGATTTCCTTCGATTACGCGGGAAATAGATTCTTTGCCCTACTTCCATCGCTTGCAATGTTGGTTTGATTGGTGTTGTGTTCATTGTCGTTATAATTTATTTTATTAGCTTTGCATAAAAAATAGTATGGATAATATAGAAAGCCTACATAATAGGATTAAATTGTACTCGGAATTACGTGAGAAGCATATGCAAACTCGTGAAAGGTGGTTTCAAAGTTTATTAGTCGCGGCTTCCGGTCTCCTCGGCGCTCTTGTAGCACTAACCAATAATAGCCAAGAACGTATCGAGATTCGTATTCTGTTTGTTCTGACAATAGCGCTATTGCTACTGGGTATCCTAGCCGCAGCAATCGCACTATTCTACAATACGGAGCATGCAAGTCGTGCGAAGAAAGCAGCTCGCTCGTGTATATTAAGTAAGAACGATTCAATAGACACACGTCTATATCTCTCTTTTTCTGACCCCAAAAAACTTTTATATTGCGGCGTAGCCTCGTATATAATCTTCTCATTATCATTCATTTCTTTAATAGTATATGTAATAGCAAAAAATCTCCCAGAGTGGTTTTAATAGCCTCCTTTGTTTGTTGATAATCCTTCACTGTGGAAGATAATTCTTCATTTTGGAGACATGCGGAAGTGGAGCTCTTTACGGGAACTGTTTGACCATCTTCGGAGAAATGCGACACCTGATTACTCGGATTCGTTGAATAAGTTGCAATTCTTGTTGTTTTCATAATTCCTTTGTTTTATTTGTTAGTTCTTTATTGATTGATTAACTTTGATGCGACAAAGATATAATGAGTATACTAATTAAGCAAACTTTCTAATTATTATCCTCATTAAAATAACATTTATTAATTATTATACTCATTAATCATGGAGATTGTAGACAGAATAAAACTATTCAGGGAGTATTTAGGAATAGGGCAAACCGCTTTTGAGGTGAATATAGGTGTGGCTAGAGGGTATTTTAGCAATGTAAAAACACTAGGCTCTGATAGAATACTAAGGATACATACAAAATATCCAGAGTTAAATATCGAATGGCTTGTTACTGGCAATGGCGAAATGATTAAAAATGCAGAGCGAGAACAAAAAACAATCGAGATTTCCGAATCTGCAATAAGCGAAACAAAACGAAAAGGAGCATTAATATACGACATAGACGCAACATGCGGCTTAAACGGCAGAGACATAGAATTTACAGACGAAAAAGTGATAGGAAGTATAGACGCGCCGGAGATTAACCCGGATTCAAAGATCATATTCGCTACGGGCGATAGCATGCAACCTCTAATAGCTTCGGGCGATAGAGTAGTAATTAGGAAAATAGAGAGTTGGGATTATTTCAATTACGGACAGGTGTATTTGATTATAACGAATGAATATAGATTTATAAAGAGAGTCCGCAGACATCCTAAAGATGCAGATAACTTGATTCTGCTTCGTAGCGAGAATCCGGATTATGATGATATAGACCTGCCAAAACGGGAAATTATTCATCTTTTTATTGTAGAGAACATTTTATCTATTAAGAATATATTGTAAATCACTAATAACAAAACAAAACACATGGAAGTAGTATTAATCCTAGTAGCAACAGGAGTTATAATCTTAGCAATAAAAATTGCAATGACAAAACCCAAAGAATCATCTATCAATGAAGTTCAAAGCAATTCAGTACCATCCGAAGAAATCAAAATCCCCTCAAACGCGGACGGATACTTTTATCACGAAATGGTAGGTATGCACTACCGAGGTATCACTCCGAAAGATTTCGGCATTTATAAAGGAAAGGCAGTGGCAGAAACAAATAACCCCAATGATAAATTCGCGGTCGGTATATACAGAGACGGCGATAATAAGCTAGTCGGTTATATTCCCAAAGACTTTAGAGGAACCAGTAATGAGAAAATACATAAAGAAATCACAGAAAGCGGTGGTAGTCGAGAAGTAGTATTTAAAATAAGCGGTAACGAAAACAGATGTTACGGAACTGTATATATAAAAAACAACTAGAAATAAACAGAATTATAAATCACTAAAACAAAACATTATGAATAAATTATTAACACTATCAATCATCGCTTTTTTTTCTGTATTTTGTCTACAAGCATGCAGCAAGGAAGATGACGACCAAGATGAGTTTTTAAAAGAGTACAATTTACCT